TTGGGGTTGTCGGCGCGCACGGCGGTCTGGCGGCAGACGCTGCGGATCAGGTCGGTGGCGGCCAGCGTGTCTTCGGTACGCCAGCGGTTGCCATCCCAAACCAGCCAGCGCCCCCAGCCCGCGACGTAACGCCAGTCGCGGTGGTAGCGGCGGGTGAAGGCCAGCGCCAGCGCATCCTCGGTGCCCCATACGGATTCGTCGCTGCTGACGACCGGCTCAGCTTCCTCGGCCACGTCATGCATCTGCAAACGCGGGCCGTGAGCGAGAAAGGCTGCGACGTCGAAGCCTTCGGCAATGGCGTCCGCCGCATCCCAGCCGTCTGCCGCCTCCTCGGGCGGGTACAGGATGTGGCAGGATTTCGCACCCGCAGCGAGAATGGCCTGCGCCGCCTGGGTTGCATATTCCCAGCCAGGCTTGTCACGGTCGGGCCAGATCAGCACGGACTTGCCGGCCAGAGGCGACCAGTCGGTTTTTTCCACCGGGGCATTCGCGCCGTGCATCGCCGTGGTCGCCACAATGCCGACATCGATCAAGGCCTGCGCGCATTTCTCGCCTTCGACCAGCACCACCTGCGCGGCGCTGGCCATGCCCGGCTGGTTGTAGAGCGGCCTCGACTCGGGCGGGGCCATCTTGCGCCGCTTGGCATCCCACGGCCGAAACTGCTTTTTCTGGCCAGGCGGGTCGTAGCGGTAGACCACCGCGATGAGTCGCCCCTGCGCGTCGAGGTAGTCCCACTTCGCGGTGGCTGGACCGAGATCGTCGACCGGGGCTTCTTTCTTGCGGGCTTTGCGAGGACTTGCCTTGGCCGATCGTCCGAGGAGTTCGGTCGCCGCATCGAGCACGCGCGGGAAATCCCCCTGCACATCGATACCGTGATGCGCCGCGATCAGCGCAAAGATATCGCCGCCCTCGCCCGTCGCGCGATCCGTCCACAGCCCCGCCTTCTCGCCCTCGCACACCACCTCGAGACTGTCGCCCGGACTGCCCAGCACATCGCCGATCAGGAATTTGCCACGGCGCTTGTTTCCGGCAGGAAACAGCGTGGCGAGCACCGACTCCAGGCGTGCGAGCAATTCGCCTCGAAGCCGATCGCGGTCCGACTCACCGCTGCCCTCTACCTTCTGTGTTTCGTCGTTGAAGTCGATCATTCGGCCTCCTCGACAGATGCGGCGGTATCCTGGATATCACGATCCTGGACGGCTGTGCTGCGCGCGGCCCAAGCCGAGAGTTCAGACAGGCGATAGCGCACCAGGCCCCCCATCAGGTAGTGTGGAATCCGGTATTTGGCACGCATCGCATGGTCGGCGAACCAGTAGTACGGCAGGCGTAGCGCGGCGGCGGCCTGCTTGGCATCGATCATCGGCTCGATGCCGTTTTCGGGTGTGTTGTTGTCAGTCATGATTGCTTCCTCCAGCAGCGGTCTTGCCATGCGCACATCCGGCATTCGAAGTGGGTTTCGTCATTGAAGGCACGCGGCAGAAGTTCTCCTGCCTCGGTCGCCGTGATGACCTTCACCGCCCGATCCGACATGCGTTGGGCAAGCGCCGCGTCAAAGGGCACGAGCTCCGTATAGATCTCCATCGTGTCGGCGTTCAGCGCCGTGAAGATCGCCGGGTGCTCGGTGAGTTCGAGATAGGCCTGGTAGATCGCTACTTGCGCGGCATAGACGGGTTTAGCGATTGCCAGTCCGCTCTTCTCCAACTCGCGCCAGGATTTGTTGCCGAGGCACTTGCATTCCCATAGCGCGGGATAGGCGAAGCCCTCGGGGCCGCCGACGATGACGCCGTCGATATGGCCTTGCAGGCGGCCGTCGGCCACGGAAAAGCCGAATTGCTCGCCATCAGCCTTACGGGTGCGCAGGTCAAATCCTGCATCCCGCAGCCACGCGACCATGCAGTCCTCCATGACGTGGCCACGCTCGAAGATGCGCAAGCCACGACCCGGGATATCCCGCCCGTGGTCGACAGGTGCCCTGGCGTACTCGAACTGGAGTTGTCGCTCGCAAGCCACGCCGAGACGGGAAGCGCCGAGATACTGGCGCTCGGACTGGCGGGCGCGGGCCTGCTGCATCCCAGCATCGACCAGGGCGGTGACCTGGCCGGAGATGCTCGATGATGAGTTGAAGTCCATCATGGCTTCCCTCCTTTCGGTTCATCCCACGGCAGGTCGTCCTTCAAGTCGGCGAACGGATCACGAACAACCTCGGCCACCGGCACGCCGCGCAGCGGCGGCGTGCTTGCTCGTTCGTGATGCTCGGTCAGCGCCTCGGTGTAGCGCGTGACGATCGCGTCGATCACCGTCATCGCTTCTGCTTCCGAATACGCCCCGAGCGGTTTGTCGAAGCCGATGGCTTCTGCCGCCGCGCCGAAGGCCTTCAGGCAATCGCGCATCGCCGCGCGCTCGATTTCGCTTGCATCAACCATGGGCGCCTCCCCGCGTTCCTCGGCCGCCAGCCGCCGTCCGTAGAGCGTGTGGAAAATGTCCTGACATCGACGGCTGCAGAACACCCAGTCGAGCGGATAGCGTCGAGGGTCGGCGATCCTGTAACGGCCGTCCAGATGCCCGAACCCTCGCGCCTGCCGTTGGCAGACCCAGCATTTGCCGCTCATGCATGGCAGCCTCCCGGCTGCGCGCCCTGCCGGGCACGGACGGCGTGCTCGGTACAGCAGGCATCGAGCTCGACGTAGTCGTTGCGGATGGCGGTCGTGCCAATGCGCACGCCCTTCGGATGGCGGCAGCGGGCGATGCGCATCCCGCCGATGTCGCTGGCGCTCGCCCGGTCGAGATGGCGGCAATTACCGCAGCGTTTCCCTTTCATGGCCGCGCTCCTCACTGCGCCCAGGCAGGTTTGCCGGGAACGGGCGGGCGCTGCGTGGTCGCCTGTTGAGGTGCCGCTGGCGCGGGCGGTACGCCATTTCCGCCGGTCGATGCCTTGGAGGCCATGCCCATCAGGGCCGCGTAATCCTTGTGGTCGGGCTCGATGGCGAGCTTCACGGCGTTGCGCTCCTCGCCCTTGGCATCCTTCTCGACATCGACGCGGGCCAGGAACTCGATGCCATCCAGTTCGTGGAAACCCTGGATGCGACGGGCAGAGGCAGCCTGAGGGCTGTTGTCCTGGGGATGGACGTTGCGGGCGGAATTCAGAATCCCCCGGATCATGCTGCGCCCCATGTTTCCCCAGGCCGGGCCCTTCGGCGAGTGCAGGCCGATGTTCGACCACATCTTGCGGCGGGCGTAGGGCCCCTCCAGCACGACGAACTCGCAGGCGAGATAGACGCTGCCGGTATCGAAGCTCTGGGTGGCATAGCCTCCGCTCCAACCCTGGGCGGGGTCGTCGAACCCGCCCGGCTTGATGGTCATGCGCACCTTGACGGGGGTGCCCTTAGGGATGAGATCGAAGCCCTGCTGTTGTTCGGCGTCGTTGAAATCGTTCCAGTTGGACATGACGGATTACTCCTTGAATGCGTTGAAGTCGGTTGAATGAGAGAAAGCGGTGGCGTGTGCTGCGGCAGTGCGGCCGAGACACTTGGCGATGAGCTTTCCGAGATGGGGTTCTTCGATGGGATCGAGCCGGCCCGAACGGTCCTTGCTCGGAAATCCCCAGGGGTTGTCGGCGCCGGTAACGAACGCGCGGTACGGGGTGCCGTCATCGGCCTTGAGGATGGCCAGCGTGATGACTTCATCGAGCACGCCCGGCAGCTCGGCCGAGGTCTTGGCACCTTCGAGCTGCAGCTGGTAGATGCGGCGGTTGAAGTCGTCTAGTTTTTCTTCCAAGATGCAGACATAGATGACGTGCTTGTCGCGCACGTGCTGCAGGTGCGTGAGCGCGCCGATCATCTCGGTGCCCAAGAGGCCGTAGGCGCCCCGGGTGTCGGGCTTGCCGGTCTTCTCGGAGAAGGCCGCCGGCTGGGTCTTGCACCAGGCCAGGCACATCCGCGAGAGCACGGTCAAGGAATCGACGAAGTAGGTGTCGTACTTGGCCAGCTGCGCCGGATCGCCGTACTTCTGGCAGACGTGGTCGAAATGCGCCTGCGAGAAGGCCTGCTCGGGTGTAGCGCTCGGGCTCGGCCCGGCGAGGAACACCACCAGGTCCTTGAACTCCGGCCAGGTGCGCGGGCGCAGGGTGTCGCCGGCCCAGTCCAGGATCGAGAGATCGCCGGCCTCGGTGTCCACCAGCAAGGTGCGTTCGGCATCGAGCGTGCGGATCTGGGAGGTCTTGCCGACCCCGGGCGCGCCGACGAGGGCGACCTTGGCGCAGCGTTTTTCGGCGAGTCTTTCGTTGGCCGTCACGATAGGTAAAGGCATGGCCGACTCCTCACTCGAACGAGACGACCGTGAAACGGCCGAAGGTGGGACGGAAGTCGCCTACGCCGATGAGTCGGCCTGCCATGTCCAGGCTGTCCTTGATCCAGGCACGGTCGAGATACTCGGGCAGCACCACCATCAGATCGAACTCGGCGCGCCAGCCCGCGCGCATCGCGGGCCGCACCCGATTGACGCCCGCGCGTTGCACCACGACTCGCCGACGGTCTTCGTAATCCCAGCGGTCGGTCCCCAGGCTGGCCAGGTGGGTGAGCGAAACCACGCCGGCCTTGGTGATGTCCTGCGCCGATTTGCGCGGACTCCTGGGGTCCTGCTTGAACTTGGCCGCACCGATCAGCGCCTGCCGCAGGTACTCGCCGGGCAAGCACAACTGGCCCTGGGCGTCGCGGTAGACGTAGCTCTCGATGTCATCGGTTTTTTTGGCGGCACTGTTCTTGGCAGCCTTGGCCTTGGCGTCGACGGCCTCGCAGTTCCAGCGGTGGAACAGCAAGTCCGCCACGCCCTCGATGACCACACGGACGCTGTAAGGCGCCCCCATCAGGACCGCCGACTCGGCGCCATTGCCGAGCGCATCCTCATTTCTCAAAAGGGTTTTCATCATCAAATCTCCAGAAATCGAAAAATCCTTGCCACATCGGGCCAGCCCTGCCTAGCCACGCCAAGCCGGTCCGAACCGAGCCCAGTCACAGTTCGTTTGGGCCTTGTCGCGGCCTGCCCCGCCATGCCATGCCACAGCGCGCCGAGCACAGCCCGGCCATTTGCTTGCCAAGAGAAAAGAAGTCAGAGGGTGAGGGGTTGCCATCACGCCACCTCTTGCAGGTGTTCCACGACCGCCGGATTCCAGAGGATCTGGTAGCCGGAATGACCGTTGCGCGAGTACGGCATGGCCTCGGCCCAGGCTTCGCCGGCCTCGGCCAGTTCCCACTCATCACGATCGTTGCGAAACTGCAGGCCGTGATCTGCCAAGAGCCGGTTGGTGCCCTTGGCGGAACGGCCCAGCAACTTGCCGAGTTGAGTCGCATTGAGCGAGCAAATCGGATCGGCCGCGGCGGGAAGGGTGCGCCGCAGCGTCTCGACGGTGAGGCCGGTGTTCTCCTGGATACAGGTCAGCGTCGCGGCCATCGCGATCCCGGTCTTGACGCCGGGCACCTTGGCGATGGCTTCGCCGATCAGCAGGATGGCGCTCACCCGATCTTGGGTGGGTGCAGGCAGGACGGCCGCCGCGTTGGGGATGGTGTACCCACCCGTCTTGCGGATCGAAGGCAGAACATCCTCGAACACCCAGCGCTCGAACCGCTCGGCAGTCGGAAGCTTGCTATTCACGACCAGCCGGAACAGGTCGGGCTCGGAAATGATGCGGGTTTCCTGTTGGCGCCCCAGGCTGTCGACGATGGGGTGGCGTTTCACCACCCCACGGCAGTGCTGCTTCAGCGCATTGACCGTATCAGCGTAGCCGAGTACGGCGGCTACATCTTTGCCGACAAACCACACCTCACCGTTGTCATCGACTACTGTGCGAACGGCATGGTCATCGAACTGGAAAGGAATGATCGCGCCCATGGTCATTCCTCCGCATCGATGGAAAGGGTGAAAGACGGCTTACCGGCATCCACGGTGCGAGCGGGAGCGAACTGCTGCTGCAGGGCAGGCGGCCAGTTCGTGTAGCGGGACTCAGAGACAGACAACTTGATGTCGAGGTAGCCCTCGACCTTCTCGCCCGAAGTCACGATGCGCTCGGCGATCTCACCCAACTGCTTCTGGTTCCAGCTGACTTTCTTCGGCAGCTCGAACTTGATGCGCAGCGGGCCATCGCTGATATGGACGGTGCCGAAGTCGCGTCCAGATTCACGCAGTGCGGCGCGAGCCTGCTCGCCGTAGCACTTATCCAGCGCCGCATCGAACTTGTTGCGTGCTTTCTTGAGCCAGTCGATGGCAGCATCGAGGTTCTTGTCGACCTCGCGCTTCTGCTCGGGGGGCAGTGCGGCCAGTTGGCTGACGGACATCTCGGCGATGTCGGCGGGGAAGATGGTCAGATCGTTCATGGCCGCCCTCCTCACAGGTACGCCCGAGCCGAGGTCGAGTAGCGCGACACGCGCCGCTCGAAAGCCTCGATCTCAGGCAGGAGGTAGGTGACTCGGCGACCCAGCTTGCAATGAATCGGGCCAATCTGTTCCTGACGCCAACGGCGTAACGTCTTGACGGAGAGGCCCCACCGGATGGCGAGCTCGTTTTCGTCGAGTGCGATGCGCTGGGCGGTGGAACCGCCGGAGAATGACCGCTGTTGCTGGCGGCCACATTGAGGGGAAGTGCTTGGGATTTCCATTTGCAGTGCTCCTTTGTGTTAAATGGGCACTGCTCATTCTTCGCATCCAATTCCGGATGAATTCCGGACAGACTTCCGGATAAACCTCCGGAAAATTGGTCAGGGTTTTCTGCCTGAGCGGATCCGGTAGAGACCGTGGCCGACGTTTTCCAGCCACTCGCGCCACACCCCTTTCCCGAAAACACTGTCGGGGTCTCGACCGCAATTGGTGCGGGTGCGCGCGTCTGACCATTTGACGCTGTGCTGATGACGCGCCTTCCAGTAGAGGGTTATTACAGCCCGTTGATAGCCCTCGGCGAAGGTCTTCGCTTCACCCATGTGCTTTAGCTTGAGAACCCCTGTCCGCTCATCGAAATACTCGTCCTGATCGAGGTCAGCAGACGATCCCTTCAGCAGACGATTCAATACCTCGAGGTTGCACCGCGCCTCCTCAATGCCGCCGACCAATAGGCTCGCCAAGGCGCGCGCTTGGTGGCTGTTCGGCAGTTCGAGATCGACGTCAGTGGCAGTAAGTACGATGCCTTGGCTCGGTCGCACCTGATCCCGCAAAGCCGCCTCCCAGTCGGAAGTGCATTGCACGAGTCGGCGTGCCACGTAGAGGGGGGCGAATTGATGGGTTCGACCAATGCGCAGGTCACCCAGGTGCCAGAGATGGGCTTTAATGAGTTCCCGTTTTCTGGCGCGGCGTGCGGCTTCGATATCAAAGATATTCGTCAGATCATCGAGCCATGCGTCGACGTTGGGCGTGTAGAGGGTGATCTCCGAGAGAGGCCGGGTGATCTGGCGGGAGCGGCATCCACAGCTGCGGTAGGAGAAAGTGCCTGCGTCCTCGTCGATGACCACGTCCACCTCTTCCTCGGTATCCAGGACGGGTGCCAGCAAGGAGGTCTGGTAGCCATCGACAACAATCCACCGCCGGGCAAGGAACATCTCGGTGAAACCGCATAACTCTTCAGACACGAGTGGGCTGTCGAGCTTGCGAGCGCGCTCCAGGGCAATCAGAAATTCAGCGTGCAGCACAACACACCTCAATACTGCCGTGCGCAATCGAGACGGATCAGCTGGGCAACAACGGTCTCACTGTCTTCCTTGGTGAGGCGTCGGTCGTTGAAGCCGTTGGGAGCCGTAATCTGCACCGACACGTTGTGTGCTTTGCGATGCAGTGTCTTGGCAATCCGCATCGTCAGTCTGACCTGCTGAATGACGTAGCCGGTCAGGTCGTCCAAACCGTGCACCTCACTTGCCGTGGCATAGATGTCCCGATCCTCGAAACGGTGACGGCGAATGACCAGTGCGTTTTCCACTCGTCGCTGGATGAGCTTGCCACGCTGCGAGAACTGGCGCAGTTCGGGCTTCACAACCACGAGGCTGTTGATAGAGATGCTTTCGATGCCGTCGATCCGATCGGCCTTGAAACGCTTCAGCATCGCCGGTGTGCAGAACCCCATCAGGTTGAATTCGCGCATCGGCATCGTCCGGATATCGCCATCTCCACCAAGCACGACATCCCGGAAAAGCTTCGCCAGTTCTGGCCTGACTTCCTCATCATCGCAGAACACTGCCAGTTCGCCACGTGTGGCGTGCCAGGCATAGCGAACGTTGGTCACCGCAGGTTCATCATGATCCTCGACCATGCCATTTGCGATCTGCTGGTAGTGGATGAGCTTGCCGTTAAACATGGCGGTCAGCGTGTAGAGCACCACGGGCTTGTCCGCTTGGCTGATGTCTCGTTGCTCGAACGATTCAACGAGAATGTCATCCGCCCGAATATGCGGAAATAGCTCCGTCAGCCGGTTTTTCAGTGTCTCCTCGGCGGCGGCTCCGAGCTCGGGCTGCGCTCCTTTCGGACCGAGATAGAGACTCGAATATTTCTCGCTCTGCATCTGCTGCAGCATTGCCTGGCGCGCCTCGGCGTGATCGAAACGGTCGTCGCGTTGCTCGCCTTCCCCCGGATACTCTTGGCGAATGTAGAGATACAGCGCCTTGCTGAACCGATCTGCAGGCGCATCCAGAATATGGGCATCTCCGGGCTCATTCATGTCGAGCAGGTCGCTGACTGCGAGCGCACCGTACTCGTCCGAGAGCAGATTGACCCGTTCGGCAGCACGCTCCACGCGCGCCTGTGTGGCGTCGTCCAGTTCCGCCACGGCAGAAAAAACCGCGTCGCGTAGTGGAATGGACAGGCCCTCCTTCGCCGCATCGGTTAGCGCCCGGAGTGCAGGCAGCGTGCCGCCGACACATCCTTCCAGGAGCCTGCCAATCAAGGCAGGGCGTTTCACTTTGCGCGTCATCAGGATGAAGTGCTCCAAATGAGGAAGAAGGCTTGGGCCATTGTCCTTCCCGCGCGGACGCCGCTTCTTCGGAGCCTGCTCGACGGCAGTCTGATCATGGTTCGTGTTTTTCAGTGCTTGTTGTTCTACCGCCGTCATACAGCCACTCCCTTTCTAAATAAAGTGCGCGATTGCGCGAACGGTTAATTGCTGCTTTCAAAAAATGCCGACACGAGGTCGGCGCTTTGGAAGCTCACGGACTACTTGCTCTTCGCCTCCGAATTCAGAAGACCGTAACGATCCATCCGCACTTCGATGAAGCGCCGGTTTACGCCGAACCGCGTCGCCAGTGCTCTCTGCAGGCACTCCATGTCAAAGAATCCCAGGTCGCCATCTGCAGTGAGGTGAATAGCCTGCCCCGGCAATTCCGGATCGACTGACGGGCTGCGGTGAATGGTCACTCCGAATTTGGGTGCGAGTTCCTCAACAGCCAGATTCAGACGCTGACGAGGCACCAGTAGTGAGCCCATGAATTCATTGGCACGCAGTTCCGCGAAGTACAGGTCTTTGAACGTGTGTCCGGGAATCGAAGCAGACTGAGTCGCGCCACTTTCGGCGACTGGTGGAACCTTTGCCAGATGCTCGACATCGCGGGTAGTCGTGCGATAAGCACGGCGCGCCGCCTCGCTGGGATCGTCGAACAATCCCGGCCCCTTGCTGGCATCGACGATCCACCCCGGCGCATCGAAGATGGCGTGGCCGATTTCATGCCCCAGGGTGCTGAGCACTAGTTCCTCACTGGCGTGTTCGCCGACCGGTGACACCGACACCATCGCCGTGTTGGGCACGCCCGGATCGTATTCGCAGATGCCAAGCACCGGATTGCCTTCCTCGTCATGCACAACATCGCCGGTGCCGACATACAGGTCGAAGACTACGCCATTGATTTTCAGGCCAGAGATGTCGCTCAGGACAGAAAGGGGAAGCGCATCAGAGTCCGCATCCACCAGCTGCTGGCGGGCGAGAACGGCGATACCCTCAATCTCCGAATTCTTGAGAAACGAGGGGCGCATCCGGTTGCAATGCCGGTATCCAAGCGTCAACACCGGCATTTACTTCCCCTTCGCCGCCTGCTTTCGATACATCCGAACCACACTGCCGACATCCTCCCGCATGTCGGGTGGAAGACGGCTCGCCTCGACAAATGCGTCGTCAGGATTGATGCCCAGAAGCTCGGCCGCCTTTCGGATCAATTCGTCCTTGGGCGGGTTTTCCATTTCGCGCTCAATGCGCGACCAGTAAGCAGGCGAGATTTCAAGCTTGCGCGCGAATTCATTCATCTGAATTCCCTTCTCTTCGCGCTTGCTACGTATGAAGGCTCCGAAAGCCATAGTCGTGACCCGATTGCGTGATTGGTTAATTTCTACCCATGATATCGAGCACTCATGACCGCGTCAACTGTTTCGTTAACGCGAAACTTGTCAGTGTATCTTGGGGGTCATCTCGCGCAGACGATGCCACACCTGTTCGATGATCAGCATCGAAGCATCATCAGGATGAATGCCGGGTTCGCGCTCACGCAGCGCCTGCATCAATGCGTCGTTACCCTGCCAGAGCCCGAGGTTGTTCCGAATCCACATCCCCAATCCAAAATGCAGGAGGATCAAGTCGGACTCCGGCATCCCGGCAATCTTGGCAGCCTCTGCTTCGGGAAGTGCGGCAATCACCACCCCCTCAGCCTCATCAATCGTGGCGGGCCATTGCTTCTGGTTCATCAGCGATCCTTTCTGCGCCAATCCCAAGGGGGCGTCGGATCGGTGTCACGCCAGAGTCCGATGCGGCGGGCCTGTGCTTCCTGTTCTGCCAATTCGTAGGCCCCTGCATCCTCGTGCGACTGCTCTTTGGCGTACTTCCGGTACCACCAGGCCAATCCGGCGGTGATCTGACCAAGGCCTGCGTCCAGTATCTTGGCGCAGTCGGGACGTTGGCAGCCGGGTTCGGCCACCATCACCTTCCCTACGATGCGCTGGTAGCGGTCATGCTTGCTCCACTGCACATCGACCTCTTTTCCGAACACAAGCTGGGAAAGGTTTTCCTTCGATCTCTGGCCGAATGGCTGATCCTTCTCCGGGGCATCAATCCCCGCAACTCGAATCTTGTGCTGGCGCTTGTCGCCGCCGAGCACAGTGATCGTATCGCCATCACTCACGCCGACCACTTTGCCGGTCAACGTGTCGGCCAGCACGACTCCCGCTGACAGGAGAAGTGCCAAACCAAGCCCAGAAAAAATCAGTCGATTACTACCCATTACCCGCAATTGCCATCCTATTCGGAACATCAGGCACATTATCCATGACGGTTTCAATTCTGTGGAACTGTCATGAAGAACCTCGAACTCGCATCACCCTCGGAGATGTCCGCCAGCGCCCGTGCTGGCGAAATCGCCGCCATCCTTGCGGCTGCCATCGTCCGCACGCTCGCTGGCGATGATCAAAAACAAAGAGAAGTTGGACTTGGCTTCCTGCCTGACCAGCGCGTTCATACAACCCCCTATCAACAGGAGACGTTGTGATGAACGATACGCAGACCAAGCAACAAACGGTGGCGCGGCAAATTGCCGACCTGAGCCAAATGTCCATGGCCGAACTCTGGCCGCTGTGGGACCGCTACTTCAAGCAGCGCCCACAGTATCCCAATCGCACGCACGTGGAATCGCGCATTGCCTACAAGCTGCAGGAGGAAGCCTTCGGCGGCCTCGCCTCCGAGACAAAGCAGCGGCTGGAAGCTATCGGTGCGAAGCACTCCAAGATCAAGTTGCGCGCCAAGCCACGTGAATTCAATTTCGCGCCGGGCACGGTGATTCTGCGCGAATGGGGCGAGCGCGAGCACCGGGTGACGGTCAATGCCGAGGGCCGTTTCGAGTACGAGGGCCACACCTTCAAGAGCTTGACGGCGGTGGCCCGGCACATCACCGGCCAGCACTGGAGCGGGCCGCTGTTCTTCGGCTTCGGCAAGGGAGGTGCGCGATGAGCGAAATCGCCAGCACCAAGACCCGCAAGCGCTGTGCCGTCTATTGCCGGGTATCCTCGGACGAACGACTCGATCAGGAGTTCAACTCCATCGACGCGCAGAAGGAGGCGGGCCACGCGTACATCGCCAGCCAGCGTGCCGAAGGCTGGATTCCGGTCGCGGACGACTACGACGACCCCGGCTTCTCCGGCGGCAACACCGACCGCCCGGCCCTCAAGCGATTGCTGGCCGACATCGAGCGCGGCCAGATCGACATCGTGGTGGTCTACAAGATCGACCGCCTGACGCGCAGCCTCGCCGACTTTGCCAAGATGGTGGAGTTGTTCGACCAGCGCGATGTAAGTTTCAGCGCCGTCACGCAGCAGATCAACTCGGCCACCTCGATGGGCAGGCTGATGCTCAACGTCCTGTTGTCTTTCGCCCAGTTTGAACGAGAAGTCACCGGCGAGCGCATCCGTGACAAGATCGCGGCCGCCAAGAAGAAGGGGCTGTGGATGGGCGGGGTGCCGCCGCTGGGTTACGACGTGGTCAATCGCCAACTGGTCATCAACGAAGCCGAGGCAACCATCGTGCGCCGCATCTTCGAGGAGATGCTGACCATCGGCTCGCCGACTCAGATCGCGGCGCGCCTGACCGCCGAGGGTATAACCACCAAAGCCTGGAGGACGCAGGAGGGGCAGACGCGCAGCGGCACGCGCATCGACAAGAAGTACCTGCACAAACTACTGCGCAACCGCATCTATCTGGGCGAGCTGTCGCACAAGGGAAATTGGTACCCCGGCGCGCATCCGCCGATCATCGACCGGGAACTGTGGGATAAGGTTCACGCGGTGCTGGCTAAGGGCGGCCATGCCCGGTCGGTGGAAACCAAGATCCGGTCACGTACTGACGCCTTGCTGCGTGGCCTGCTCTACGCCCCATCGGGCGAGCGGATGTACCCGACCTACTCGAACAAGAAGGGACACAAGTATCACTATTACGTGTCCAAGTCCGAAAGCCGCTTCGGCGCGCCGGGCAAGAGCTACGAGCGCCTGCCTGCACCGGAGATCGAGGCAGCGGTGGTCGCCCAAATCCGCACGGTGCTGACCAGCCCGGAATCCATTGCCTCGGTGGTTCGCCACATTCAGCGCAACGGCGGACAGGTCGATGAGGCCACCACGGTAATGGCAATGGGACGGCTCAACGACGTGTGGGATCAGTTGTTCCCGGTCGAACGCCACCGCATCGCCAACCTGATGATCGAACGGATTGACCTCGTCCACATCGGCGAGGTACAAGGCATCAAGGTGAAGTGGCGGGAACTGGGCTGGGACAAGCTGATCGGCGAGTTCGCACCGAGGGAGATCGGTGCGGAACTGATGGAGGTCGAGGCCTGATGAACAGCGCGCTAGAAACCTTTGTGCCCCTCCAGTTCAAGCGGAAGAAAGGAAAACTGCTGGTCGACGGGAGGGAATCTGCCCACGACGTCCGGATCATTGAGACCGTTGCCCGGGCCATGTACTGGCACGACCTGCTCGACTCCGGTACGTTCAAGAGCGTGGTCGAGATCGCCCGGGCCGAAGGTTTGATGCCGACCACGGTGGGCCGACTGCTGCGGCTGGCGCGGCTGGCCCCCGACATCATCGAGCAGTTGATGCAGGGATGCCAGCCACGAAGGCTGACCCTGCTGTGGCTGATGCGAAACGACATCCCTGCGCTCTGGCCAGAGCAGCGTCAGATGCTTGAACGATTCCGGTAGGAGGCGAAATGACCAGCAAGAAGCACTATGGCAAGCAGACAGGCCGCCCCATCACCCATGAACTCCCTACGCCCGCCGGGGGTGTACGACTGGAGACCTTTGTCCCCTGGACACTGGTGAGACGCGGGTTGAAAAAGCGGGTCATCACGCCATTGGACGCGCCGCAGGAATTCTTGGCAGAGGCCAAGCAGGAGCGAGCGGCTCAGGCGGCGGCGCAGGACAGCGCGCTGATGCGGGCACTCGGACTGGCACACCATTGGCAGCGGCTGCTGGACGAGGAGCGGGCGGCGTCGGTGGCCGACATCGCCAGGGCCGAGGGCATGGACGTGACGCAGGTGCGCCGGGTCATGCGGCTGACCCTGTTGGCCCCCGAGGTCATCGAACGGTTGGTGGATGCGCCAGACATTGTGCTTGAGCAGGTGATGCGCCGGCCATGGCCGTTGAGTTGGTCAGAACAACGACAGATTGTGTAACTCTCAACTTGAGATCATCCTGCCAACGGCAGGTTATCACTATGCAACGGTCGCTCATGACGACTGCTCGCCGGCAAGTCCTCGGCCAATGCTGCCGTTGGCTTGACGGGCGGTGTCGGGCGGCAATCTGGCGGTAAGCTGCCGGTCATCAACAACCGGCGCTCGAAGGTCTGCTTCCTATCATGGCGAACTCACACTCCCGACCCATAGCAGACGTCTATATTTGGCATAGATAGCACAACTTA